AGCACTGTGGCAATGAGGATTCCGAGGATGTCCATTACGTTCCTTTAGGTTGGTGGTCGTTCTCGAGGAGGACCTTGAAGTTCTGTTGCGATGCGGTGTGGTACACGATGATTCCCTCGGGCTTCATGAACCCGGGGACCGCCATGCTTCCGAACTCGCTGAGGTTGTCCAGCGCAAACTGTGACTCTTGCATCGGGCCAACGGACAGCACAGGGACCACTTCGCAGCAGGCCGGGGTGTTTGGGTTGTGAGCGCCCCAACGGGCCGTGTTGAACAGGGCGAATCGCTTGTGGTCGAGGCCGTAACCGCGTTGGATACCTTGGCCGTACCACTCACCGAAGTGCTGGCCTTCGCCGAGCTTGAAGAGTTCTTCAGCGTTCTCCTTGCACCAGCCAGCGAACCCGTAGTTGTCCGTGGTCTTCCCTGGGGTGATCCAACGGGTCCGTGAGCCGACTCGCATGGCGAAGAACCCCTGGGCGTCGAACAGGGTCGCAACGACGTTGGGGTCCATGCGGTCCTCGATGGTCCCCTTGGTGATCACCACCTGGGCGTTCGTGCCATCCAGCTTCTCGGTGATCACGATGTCCCGCTTCAGACGGGGGGTCTTGGGGTACGGTGTGAATTCCATATCTCTCTCTTTAGGTGAAGCGTTAAAATGTGTAAGCCTCAGGGTCTGCCTCAGGCGTGAAGTCACTTTGTTTGTCGAATAGGCGACCTGTGATCCGGTCGTACCCAAGCTTGATCAGGGTTCCTGTAGCGGCTCCCGTGAATCTGTCCTTCAGAACTCGAAGGGTCGTTGTGTTGCGTTCCTCAGGGTCTTCGCTTTGTTGATTACGCTCAAGGCCTAGCATCAGAAAAGACCAAAATCCTATGGAGCGGGATCCCTTGAAAGACTTGATGGATACAGCACCTCCTTCCTCATGGGATTTCCCCTCAGGAGTGCTAAGGTGAGAGATTAAATGAACGATGATCTTTAGTTCGTTAGCCAACCCTGCAACTTCTTTCATCAAGGTCTCAAGGGACTCCCGCTCGTTTGAGGTATCTGCCATCGCGGTTAAATTATCGACGTAGAAGACACGGACTTCCTCAGCGTGAGCCATGAAGCGAATCTTTGCTGCTACTACGTCCCACTCGGTTTCGCCGAATGAGTCGTACATCACGACCTTACCATCCAGCCCTTGTACAGCAGCCACACGCTCCTCTCTGGTCCAACTCCCATCAGGCACATGGAACCTACGGCCTGCGATCTTCCCAGCGAGGCGTGTAACGGTCTCAGCGGGGCGTTGCTCAAGGAACACAAGCCCAACCTTCAACTTCAGTTCTTCAAGGTCATACGCTGCCTGTTGTAGAACGAAGTCTGTCTTGCCGATACCAGTCCCCGCACCGATGGTGTAGACCTCCCCATACCGGCGACCATAGGTAACCTCGGACAACTTCGGGATGAACCAGGGCAACCCATGGGTAACATCTCGGTCGAGTTCTCCTATGACATCGGAGACACCTACGATCCCGTCAGGGCGGTACGAACGAGCATTCCAAATCGCTTGGATTACCTCTGCGCCTTTGCCCTGTTTCAAACACTCATTCGGGTCTTTGTATGGGAATGTAGCTATCTTGCAGTGACCCGGTGCGAACATCTCAGCCACTTCTTGTGCAGCCTTCTGCCCTGGTCCATCCATGTCGAAGGCCAACACGATTTCATCGAACTGCTCAAAGAACTCCATCTGACGAGCGATGTCTCGCTTTGCACCTTGGGCACCATTAGGCACTGAGACTACCGGCCAACGATTCCCTTGAAGCTGGCTAATCGTCAAGCAGTCAATCTCACCTTCCGTTACGACTAACTTCTTACCCTTCGGCCACAAGTGCTGACCGAAGCACGGGGGGTGTTTAGCGTCACCGAGGAACTTGAACTCTTTGTCCTGTCCTCGGGTTTTCATGGCAACAACCGTCCCATCTTTCACATATGGGTACATGTGAACAGTCTTACCGCTAACCTGCCCTACTCGAACCCCAAAGAACCTACAGGTCTCCTCGCTGATAAGACGGGCAGGGAGTCCCTTTACGTCTGCTTCTTTGTACTCTTTCAAATCTTCTGACACGGTTCTTCCTTTTCGGGTTTGTGTAACTTCACCTTCGCCGTGTTCTCGATATGAGCAGCCAAAGCAAAACGCGTGTCCGTCTGAATAACGGGCTAGGTTGTCTTTCGAACCGCACTCAGGGCACGATTCCTTCCTCACGAAGTTGCTCTCGGAGCCATCGTGTGACACTTTCAAGTTCCTCCAGTGATGCATCGTTCTTGATGCGGTTGGCACGTCCACTGATCCACGCTACATTCCCTTGCACATACCCATACGAAGGGATGATGCGGTCGAGTGACGGCGCAGTATCGTGCCCTGAGCAGTGAGCTATCGCTATACCCAGAACTGGGCATTTTTCAGGAACTGGCGGTAGGTCTTCGAACTTGATCCCAAAGGGGATGCCGAGTTTCTTTGCTACTACCTGTCGGTTCCTGAAACAATGCTTAGCGAAGAACAGTGGGTCACCATCTCGCTTCTTATCCCACCACTCCCTGCTCTTAGCCTTGCGCCTTTCATACATTGCAGGGTTATTAGCCCGGCAGACCTTCCGGTACTCTTTACGACAGGGTTTGCAGAGGTAGGAGTACCCATCAGAAGCTGTGCAATCTTTGTTGAAATCTGTGAGTTCCTTATCGATCCCACATTTAGAACATACCTTCATCAGTTATCCAAAAGTGATGCGGTTGACTCAGGGAATGCCCAACGGAGCCGTTCATCGATCTGCTCGGCTACCTCACGGCACTCAGCTTGAGCATGGGGGTCCATGCGTTGCTTGCAGACCCGTGCGAAGGCCATAAGGGAACCCGACCATACCCACTCTGTGTGAGTGTTGAGTGGCAAGACCATCCGTGCCATTTCAGGGGCGACGCCAACAGTCAGAAGGTCCTTATAGGTCTCAAGGGATTCCTCGCTGTGCTTCACGATCCAATCCCGAGCACCTGGGGAACACACAAGAACATCACCAGAACCTTGCTTCACGTTCTCAGCGCGTCCTCGGAGTTCCTTGGGAATCCAGAACTCAGGCTCACTGTCCACGTACCGGCGGCTTACCTCGTTCCAACTAAGGCCGACCTGATGCTTCACCAACTGGCGAGCAACGAAGATCGGGGCCTTGATACGGAACGATAGAAACGTGTGGGCGAAGGGAGACCAGTGGTCATGTGTCGCGAGGTAGTTGATGAGCTTGATGTCCTTGGCCGGGAGAACTCGTTCCGCTTTCTCTAGGTCATACTCCCACTCACTTTGTTTGTCGAAGGACACTCGGGCCACGTTCGCGACAGTAAGATCGTTTCCCATGGTGTCGAGCAATTCGACCTTAATGTCCGCGGTCTTCATCGCTTAGAAGCACTCCGTCACGGGATATTGATCGGCGTCGATGAAGTCCTGCGTATCCTTCAGTTCCTTTCGGAGTAGCTTCAGGAACCCGATGAGTTCCTTGAGGTCTTCCCGGGTGAACCACTGGTCGGGGATTCGGATGCGTGCTGTCTGGTCATCGCGGTCCAACTTCGCAGTGGCACAGCCGCCCAAATCAGATGCGTCGAAATACCATTGATTTTTCATCTCTCTTCTCTCTTTAAAATGTAATGTTGATGTCGGCGTCCTCGAGCGTCATGTCGATGTGCGCAAGGATTTCCTGGGTCATCAGGGACAGGAAGCCACCCGTGGGACCTGAGGAGAAGAGCAGGCCAGCACGGAGAGCTTCGGCTTGCTCTAGGGACAGCGTGATCTTCACGTTGCCGTTGTCGGTATGCTTAACTTTCATCAAAGGACCTCAGGGGAACCAAGGGTGTACCGGGTGTAGTACTGACCAGTGACCGGGTGTTGCTTCCAATGGGATTCGATGTTGAACCCTGCGTCCCGAAGGTCCGTAATACGGCGGGTGAGCGATTGGATACTGTGGTCAAAGAGCGCCTCGCGTTGACTGATGGAGCCAGCCTTGCGAAGGTGTTTAAGTAGAACTTGTGTCTGTGTCATTTAGATTTCCTCCACGTTTGCTGCGTTTGCCTTGATCTGCTTCTCGACCTGCTTGATGAGCTTGCGGAGTCCCTTGAGGTCTGCGAGACCGTAGAACTGCCTGGGAACCATTAGACTCACGTCATGCGTTGTTACCTCGGATACTTCAGGGAGCCGTGCGAGGCTCGGGAACATATCTGCGTTGACTTTCATTTCTTTCTCTCTTTTAACCAAGCTTCAGGGACAACCTTGTCGGAATAAAGGAATCCGTGGCGTTGACACCATGAGGCATAAGTAGACTTTGATCCCTTGTACAGGGGGCTTGCACTACGGGAGAAGACGAAGCGGATGTCCTTCTCAGGGTGGGCTGCTTTCACTGCCAGATGCTTAGTTCGGTCTGCTGAGTCGAACAGTCCCTTACCCTCGATGATGATTCCATTACCCAACATGAAGTCAGGCTTGTAGGAGTGCGGGATTACGTACTCAAGCTTCTGAGTTTCATACTCGTATGCCATACCCGCTTCATCGAGTTGCGCAGCGATCTTCTCTTCGAGACCACTACGCAACTTTTGCTTCACCTTAAGCCCGTGGTGTTTCTTAGTTACCCACGAGCGCTTCATCAGAAGTTCACATCTTCGTCTTCTTCTTGCTCGGCCTCAGCACCTTCGAGGTTATTCGAGGGCTTCGGGCTGCTAGGCGATGCTACGTAGCCTTCGTCTTCCTCGTCATCGGTACCCCAATCGGCACTCGACTCGACCAGCTTCACGAGGCGCACTTCGTTCAGGTAGGCGCTAACACCTCCACCGAAGCCTTCATATTCCTTGAAGGCCCCACGGACCTGGATGGTCGAGCCACCACCGATGCGAATCTCATCGCGGATAAGGTTGCCCTTCGAGTCAACGACCTTCGGCTGCTTCTTCGACTTGAACGTGAAGGTGTACGTGCCGTCTTCGTTGACCTTGAACGGGTTGCCCTTGGCGGTCTTGGCCTTCTTACCAAGTTCCAGGCGCTGTTCTTCTACCGCTTCCAGCAAGGGCTTTGCGGCCTCTTCGGACAGCGTGATGCTGGTCTTGTACTTACCTTCCGGATCGAACTTAACGTCCGGGGTGAACAGGTTGCTGTAGCCCGAGGGGCCTTTGGGTGTTACAAAGTTCTTCATGTGTCAATCTTCAAAGTAAGGGTC